CGGTATAGCGGAAGTTCAGCAACGGTTTCCGTCGCTTCCGGCTGAATGATCGGAAAAAGGCTCATACCCCCACCACCTTGCAAATAATAATAAACGTCTGGTTCCCGTCCAGTGACATCAGAAGAACACTATCCCCCGCCCTGAATTCCGTTATTCCTTCATCTTTTCTGAGCCGGTCGCCGCTCTGAACCGTTTCGCTGACTTCAATTTTCAGCGGCGACGCCGAAATCACGGTACCCTCCCTGAATAAGACCGGAATCTGTCCACTGGCCTGCTCCCGTAGAATCCTAAGAAATACTGTATACGGATTATCTTCCATTCATATCACCCCGGAGAATTGATATAGAAATTCGTCACTTGGGAAGCCGTCTTGCTTCCTGTTTTATTCGGCAAAGAGCCTACATCCTTTTCGTCCATCATGTTCCGAAAATTCACTACCAGCTTATTGAAGTAAATTCCGTTCTTCCATGTATGGACGTCGGAATCAATAAAAAACAGGCCATAAAGGCCCGTGTATGGTTCGCGGACAACCACCGTTCCCCCGGTGACGTTCGCAATATTCCCAAGATTGTTCAAGGTTATTTTTTGCTCGACTCCGTTATCATCAATAAGCTTCTGCCCTTTGGCGGTCAAGTCCTCTTTATCCGACTGCTTCAGGTAATCCTGCATCACGCCGTACAGTTTGATTGCTTCCTCATTTCGGATGGTCTTTATCAGTTTATCGTTCTTGTCATAGATGACAACCTGATTCACCATGTTTTCAATGCTTTCCGACACAGTGGCGTCCATCAGATTTGAGCCGCCTTCAATGACCAGCGTGTTTTCATTAACCTTTTTCTCGACGACGCACAGCGCGGATCCGCGGAAAACAATGTGGTATTTCTTTTTCGTCTGAGCGGAGGCCAGCGTATAGGCTGTTTGGATGATATCGTACAGGCTGTTCCCGATAAAGTTCCAGCTCAGCTTAAACCCTGTCGAAACAACCTCTCCGACTGAAATTCCAAAATCCGTGCAGATACGGCGGGTAATTGCTTCCGGGGTGACGTTGGTGAATGCATAGGACGCCAAGTTTTTTAGATAAAATCCTCGGTCAAAGCAGGTATAATCGATTGTGCTTCCGTTTGTGCTCTTCTGCCGCACAACTACAAATCCTTCAAGCAGTGTATTCTTCCCGTCCATCAGCGTAACGGCGTTCCCGAGTTCGCACTTCACAACCGGAATGCTCTTATCTGTCGGGGATGAAAGCATTCCAAAATCAAGAGTACGGGCGCGCTGCTGATAGTCCCCCGACCATGTGATTGTCGGCGCGAGCTGGCTGATGTCCACTGTACCCTCGCTGTTTTTTATGATTATCTGCGGCATGAACTCCCTCCCTTCAAAATCCCAAACATATGGGATTTTCTCTTAAAGCTGCCCGAGAGGAGGCAGTTTTATAACCTGTCCCGGATAGATAAGACTTGGATTCTTTATCCCGTTATATTTGGCCAGCTTCGTATACAGCCCGGAATTACCGTAATATTTCCGGCAGATTCCGCTGAGCGTGTCCCCGCGGGCGACCGTGCAGCTATTGGCTTTATTGGCCGCCGCTCCGGAGCTGTAGTTCCTGCTCAGGCTCCCGCTTACCGTTGTTGTCCCGGACTGGACCGCTGTCAATATCTTCATTTCCCGGAAGGTCAGTGTTGCATAAACATCATTTGTGCCGTCTTTCTCTCCGTAATCAATGGATTCCAGAATAACCGGAAGATTGATTGTCGTACCGGAAACCACAAACCGTAACAGCGGATGATAGTCGCAATAATTCAGAAAAATCTTGACGTATTCGTAAGGTTCAATCGTGCTTGCAGAATTATTGAACGGATAATACTGTGCCGGGAACATGCAGTCTATTTTAATCGTCGCCAAAGTCGGATATCCTGCGATATTCACGTCCCCCACGGTATGGATATTGATTGTTTCAACCCGTACCCCGTGGCTGATCTCAAACTGCGCCGGTGTCACCGGAAGCGTCAACTCGCTATTCTGTTCCGTATTTTTTATAATGATATTCCGAAGCATATAAATCGCCCCTAAATATTGAATTTATAATGTCAATATGATAATATTTTCTTGAAAGGGAGTGGGCTTTTATGATTGGTATAAAAAAACATTTTGAGAAGCAGTTAAGCTATAAAGGTGATTTTGACCATTGGTATAACGTGTGCTTATCCGCTGTCGAGCACGGAGGATTTAGTAACATCCAGGACGACAAGTCCGCTAAGACTATTAAAGCGGATTTTCATAAATTCACAACATGGGGTACCATTGAGCTTGTTGTGCTGCAGGAAGGTGATAGTGCAAATATAAATGTCCTATGCAGCGCAAAGAGTGATAACCTTTATTCCATAGCGCAAGACCCTTCAGAGAAAATTTATCTCGCTTTTAAAAACAGCCTTCCAAACAACACCTAAATATAAGCTGTTAGGCACTTTTGACGTGCCTAACAGCTTTTTATTATGATACAAGAGATGCTTTCATGACTTCCTCAACAAATCTTTTAGCTATTGCATCAATGTCCGAATCCTTGCGTACCGTAACCGGCCCGTTTATTTCAACTTTTATACTTGGGTCGCTTTTTGAGGACCTTGCTTCCACCGCTGTGTTGACCGTCTCACCTTCGTGAAGCAATGTCGGGTAATTATTATATGGTACTCGAAACACTCCGGTGGCATGTGATCTGCCTGGATACTGATTGATTGGGGGAGCGCTTCCCCGCGCTCCCCCTGCACCAAGAGTTGTTCCCGTTATACTGCTTTTAGGCGTAAGCGCTGATTCTATTCCAAACTCAGCAGAAGATGCTATCCCTTTTGAAAATTCTTGTCCCATATTATAACCGAAAGTTTTATAGACTGGTGCAAGCGCTTTTTGAACATCACCAACTAACTGAATTTGTGATTGCTGTTCCTGCTGAAATCCATCTGTTTGCCGATACGCTGCTTCTGCATCTGCCTGCGCTTTCGCAACTATTCGGCCCGCTTCCGCACCGTTATTCTGAGCCAAAGCCGTTTTATATCCATCTGAATTCATGGCATTTGTCATTGCATCCTGCACTGCTTTATCATGTGCATTTTCCAGTGACGCCTGATATTTTCCGATCATGCTATATGCTTCTTGCATCTTTTTCCCAGAATCACTGTCCAAGTAATCAATTTGAGCCTGAAGTCCTTTTTTGCGCTCTTCATTGTGTCCGTCACCCATAGCATTGTCTAAATTTTTCTGGGCATCTTCTAAGGAACTCTGTAATCCGGAATACGACTTAGACTGTAAATCCATACTGCCTTTATAGGCTTTTCCCATATAATCGGAAATTGCTTTTGCTGCCTGTGCTCCCGGTATCAGTCCTTTGCTTGCCATTTCCTGGACTTGTTCTTTTGTTTTTCCGGAAGCCTTTGCGAGATAATCCCACACGGGAATTCCACGCTCTAGCAAAGGATTCAAATATTCAAGCGTAGTTTTTCCGGTGGATTGCATTCTTCCAAGGCTGGTCGCGATATAATTCATGTCTTCGGTGGATAATCCCAAAGCGGATCCCGCGTCACCTATTTTGGTTAACTGCGGTAAAATATCATTTTGCTTATATCCGTAGGCCAGCATTGTTTTGCTTATTTTGGTCAGGTCGTCATATTCAAATGGCGTTTTTGCCGCGAAATCTGTAACCTGTGAAAGGAACTTATCTGCTGTGGATGCGTTTCCCAACATGGTGGTAAACGAAAGCTTATCAGTTTCCCTCTGCGCCGCTATGCCTGTTCCGCTGGAAAGTGCATCCTTCTGAACCTGACTAGCATCGTTATATTCAGTCTGTACGGCGCTCTTGAAAGCTTCATCCCTAGATTTAAAAACTTCGGTTGCTCCATTGACGGCCCCAATTGCACCACCAACCGCTGCACCTATTGCAGTGCCAACCCCCGGAAGAATCGACCCCACAGCTGCCCCAGTGGCAGCTCCGCTAAGCGTTCCACCAAACATAGTCCCCGCTTCCGAGCCATAAGCACTGTTTACATATGTTTGTGCTATGCCGGAAACAGTATCACCGACCATTTTTGTCAAACCCGCCTGTGCCAAAGAGCCGAGAATGCCGCCGCTTTTTCCGATTCCCGCGCGGTTGTCGGCCTTGCTGACAGCGTCCGTCATGTTGAGGATATCCCGCTCGGCCTGTCGTGCATTTTTCGAAACGAGGTCAAGGTTGCGTTTCGCATTATCATAATTTGCCCCGGCAAGCTCCAATTTCATCTTATCCGCCGCGCTTCCGGTAGCCGAAAACTGCTTTTCCGCTTCTTTTAGTGAGGATTTTGCCTTGTCAGTATCCACCTTCAAGGTGATTTTGTTCCGGTTCAGTTCGTCCAGCTTCTGCATGGTGCCGGTCAAGTCTTTATTGAAAGAAGAGTTCGCATTTCTCATGGTTGTCACTGCCTGCGTGAAGTTATCCTTTGCGCTGATTGCAATACTGATATCTCTGGCCATTTATTTGCTCAACTCCTCGTAAAATTTCTCCATAAAGGCCCTTACCACAACCTTTTCACCTTCCGGCAGGTTGTAATAAGAGCCTGGCATAATGTTCTTATCCCGGAAAAGCAGGTACATCAATCCCGTTTCCGGGTCTTCCTCTATTTTTTTTTAATCTCTTCCAAGGTATCAATCCGGTATCCGCTGAGTTTTTCGATTTCTCTGGAAAGGTCCTCAATTTCACCGGGGAGAAACATTCTTTTG